CCGTTGACCTTGAGCGTCTTGCCGACCGGATCGACCGTGCCGAAAAACTGCTTGGCCATCTCCGCGCCGATGACGCAGACCTGATTATAGTTCTGAATGTCCAGATACGCAAGGTCGCGTCCCTTGGCAACGGTCAGATTATTGCACGCGCTGTACTGGTCGGAGCCGTAGTAGAGCGACGGCGGACCGCTGATGAGATTCCACTGCTTGTCATACTCCGTCTGCATCGTGGAAGAGTTCTTCGTGCCGTAGATCACGGTGGCGTTCGCCCCTCCGTTCGGCGTAATGCCGATGACATATTCCCTCAGTCCTTGGCAGTATTCGTAAAGGTCGGGGAAATAGTCCTTGCTGACGTCGTTGCCGTCCGCGTCGTACATCCATGAATAGATGCTCACCTGAACGCGGTTCGCGCCCATCGCGGAAAATTGCTTCATCATCTGTGCCTTCATGCCCTCCATGACCGAAACGATGGTCATGACGGCGGCAATGCCGATGAAGATGGAGAGGATCGTCAGCGCGCTGCGGCCCTTCTTGCCCAGGATGGCAGTGTTCAGGGCACTGTCAAAGGCAAAGCCGTCCGCCTGGGCTTTCATGTCGGCCTGCAGCTTGGTCAACTCGGCCTCGTATTCCTCGGGCTTCTTCTTACCTTCAAAGGCTTTCAGGCCGTCCTGGGCGGTCTTGAGCTGGGCGTTTGCGTTGTCCAGCTGGGCCTGCAGGGCAGTGGCGGCGGACTTCTCACGGTTGACGTCGTTGCCGTTCTCTTGCATGATCCAGTTCAGCTGTTCCTCGGTGATGCCGGGGATCTTGTTCTTCACATCTTCACGTTTCATGGTGGAAAAGCTCCTTTCTGTGGGGAAAACCTCGGTTTGGTGACACGGTTCTCCGTCCGTGTTCGGTTGTGGGCGGGGTACGCGCCGCCCTCCGCTATGGCTGCTCCCGACACAAATGTCGGGGACATGGCACCGTTTGCAGGGATCGAACCTGCCGCTTCCGGTTTTGGAGACCGGCGCTCTTCCAACATGAGCTAAAACGGCATGAAAAAACCACTGTTGTGCTTTTTTGAGGGCATACAGTGGTTAAAATGGGGTGTTTTAGTGAACGTTCTTTACGGCTTGACCTCCACGCTGGGCAGGATGTCCGTGTGGAAGTACAGCTTGTAGTGGTAGGGGTCGGTGTGGGTGCCGGTGATGTCCTCGACCACATACATGGTGTAGTCGTTCAGGTAGATGTAATTCTTGCGGTAAGTGTCCGGGCCGATTTTCACCGTGCAGACCAGCTCGTTGTTCGAGTTGTTGGAGATGGACATATAGCCCTCGGCTTCCAGAATAACCTTGTCGGTGCGGGCATTGTAGACGGTGATCTTGCGCTCACTCTCAAAGTAATCCGCCTGCTTGGAGATATTGGCGTTTGCCTTGTCGGCTTCCGAACAACCGCACAGCAGGATGGATGCTGCCAGCGCAAGAGCGAGAAGAATCTTTTTCATAGTTCGTTCCTTTCTGAAAAATGAGTAAAAGAAAACCACCGTCCGGGTGGATGGTGGTCATTTGATATTGGGCGGAAGCTGGTCAAGCTCTTTCAAGATACTGTAGCAGTCACGAACGTACATCTGCCGGTGGACAGTTCTGTCCCACCCGTCGTAAAATGAGTTACAGATATCATCATATGCCGGATCCATCGGAGTTTCCAGAAGAACTTGCTGCATTTCTTTAATTTCCTGCTCTGTGTAGGAATGTTTATTCGTAGAATTTGGCACCATTTTTCTGCAACTCCTTTATGCAGTCCGAAATAACGCCCTCTGCCTTTTCAAGAACCTGCTCATCCGTCAGCGTGGATTTGAGCAACTTATCAATCGCACAATCCATCTGCCGAATGACTTGTTTTGCAGAGCTTTCTTCAAAAGCCGAGGTCTTTTCTATTGCGTAAATATGCCCATCGTGTCCGAGAGCGGTAAGCAATTTCAAATTTGAGTTTCGCACAAATTGCCGAAGATCACCATTTGAAAAATTGCCGCACGCAGGATGGGTGTGAATCGCAATATAGGGAACATCTGGGTTTGGCAGCTGAACAGAATGCCCACCCGACAAACCAATGATATCCTTGGTCATTGGCTTCATCTTGATGTCGAACACTCTGCCCACCTCAACGTTTTCCCGCTGCTTTGAAGCAACCATGAGAAGGCGCTTGTGGGCATTTTTCAGCTGTTGTTGTCCGGCGGCATCCAACGTGTCGCAGCTGAATGCCTTAATGTTTGCGATTGACTGCATTGTAACAGGTTTCGCCTTTGTGTTCAAGCTGCTATACGTAGAAGATGCTTTCCGGGCCTGTGCACTCGCCTTGCTGGCTTCGCTCCTGCCAAACTTCGGCACGCTGGTGCGGGCGCTGTCTACTCTGCCGCCGGTAGCCTTGGCAAACTCGCTCAGGCTCTGGCGGGCGGCTTTCAGGTGCACCGCTGCGTTGGTGGTGTCCACCCCGGCAGCACTCTCGGCCAGATACCGCTTCTTCCATTTGCGCACGTTCCGCTCCCGGGCACGCTGCATCTGGTTGACCTCGTACTGGGTGTACAGTTTGCCGTTGTACTCGATGTTCCGGGCGTTCAGCTCCTGCAGGCTCTCCTCCGTCCAGGTGGGCGGGTCGCCCAGCTCAGGGAATACGGCAAAAAAGGTGTGGCGGCAGTTCCAGCCGCAAAGCCCAGCGCCGGTTCCGTAGCCGGTGGCCTGCTCAAAGTCCGGGTAATGCTTGCCCAGGTAGTCCACAGCCCCGCCCCGATGGAAGCGCCGACCCTGCCACTCGGCGTGACTGGGGCGGGCACCACCGTGGGCGCTGGTCTCAACGAACTCCACGTTCATTTCGTCCATGCGGGCTTCCTGCAGCTTGCCTGCGGTCTGGTTGACACCGGTCAGCACCGCCCGGCGGGCCGCAACTTCCAGCGAATCTGTGTGGCCGCTGGGGTAAGTGATCTCCGGCATCTCGTCTGCAAGGCTGTCCACAGCCTGCTTGACGGCGGTTTTGTAGTCAAAGGCACCTGTGGCCACCTTGCCCCAGGCGACATCCAGCGTGCGCTCAAAGGCCCCGGAGACGGTGTTGGCCGTTGTGGCCGTGAGGTTCCGCCATGTGCCGCAGGTCTGCCGGGCACCGGCGTTGAGCAGGTTGTTCAGGGCCGCGCTCTCTTCAAAGGGTGTGGGCTCGAGGTTGTAGTGGTAATAGATGGCATCTTCCCGCTCCATGGCTTCGGTGGCAGCCTCTTTGAGCAGCCTGCGGATGGTGGCTTCGCTCTTGCCGCTGTACTTTGCCAGCAGCTTGACCACGTTCTCCCGCACCGCCTCGGTCTGCTGGTAGCGCCACAACTGCCAGTCGGCCGTTTCGGTGAGGGTACCCATTTTGCCGATGCGCCGGGCGACATCCTGTAAGATCTCATCCTCGACCTGCTGCGCCAGCTGCACAAAGGCATCCGGCATGGCATCGAGGTAGCTCGGCGGCAGCATCAGGCACCTCCGAAGGTGAGCTGCTCATCGGTCTGGCTGTCAGCCTTGGCCTCTGCCGCCCACCGGTGGGCCTCGTCCTCGCTCAGACCATACCGGGCGGACAGATACCGGCAGCGGGGCACAAGCCCTGCCAGAGCGTCCTCCCGCAGCTGTGCGGTGCGCTCCTGCTCGCTGACAATGTAGCTGTCGTCCCAGTTGACCGAGATGCTGGTGTCCGGGTCCACATCTGCACCCAGCAGGTTCTTTGCCGCCCACAGGATGGCCCGCAGAATGCCGATCAGTGCCGTCTCAATGGGGATCTGGTTTTTGTTGGCGTTCTGCACAAGGTCCTGTCGGCTGCCGGTGTACTCGGTGGCGGTGGCCACCTTGCCCAGCTCAAAACTGTAGCGGTGGCAGCCAAGCCCGCACTTGAAGCTCATCATGTCCAGAGCGTCCTGCACGGCCCGGTGGTTGTCCTCGGTGCGCAGGTCGGGGTTGTACTCCCGCCATGCGGCCGGCTGGTCGATGCTGCCTTCCGGTGCGGGCAGCTCGTAGAAGATCTGGCGGTGAACGGCATCCGGCGGCACAGCGTGCTCCACACCGTCCTTGTCCACCCACTTTTTGCACAT